CTGCTCACGCTGAATTCATGACAGGTAATGATTTATATGAGCTATACAAATCCTCTTTGCGTGCAGAGCAATCGTCTGCCACAGATAAAGACTTTCGTGATGCAAACGAATATTTGGGCTACGTTACTGGCGTATGGGATGCCATGGAAGGTACCGTTGCGTGTACTGATGACAAAATTACCAGAGGCCAGATCGCCGACATGGTCGGTGGTTATCTAAGGAGCAACCCAAGCTTTAGGGATAAACCGGCAAGCTCAATAATCATGCTTTACATGAGCTACCGCTATCCATGTAAAAAATGATTAAGCGGCCTCCTTAGCGGTCCACTGCTTGCGTTCTTTCGCCAACTTATCAGCCAGCCCTTCATTGAAGATGCTGCCGTCATCGTTGAGCAGCGCCGGGATTTGGCTGCAGTAGCAGTTGTACCTGTTGCCGCTCTCGGCGTAGAAGTCCCGCACCTCTTCGGTGGTGTAGACCTTTCCGTGACGGCTGGCGTGCCAGGTGCGCGTCGTAGGTTTGAGCGCTGACAACCACAGCAGGCCGGTATTCAGCCCCAGCCGGTCAGAAGCCCAGTCCGTTTCGTTCCACTGAGCCTGCCGCAGCGCGCCGACCTGCTCAGTCTGAGCGATGGTTTTGGCCTTCGACATCGATACGTCAAGACGCTTGCTGATGACGCTGGCCGTCTCGCGTGGATTCACGCCGCGCGCTACCGCGTCGGTGATGATGTTTGTCAGGTCGCCGCGGGCGGTGTCGCTGATGACCTTCCAGTCACTGAACGTTGTCAGCCTGGCCGCCGATATCTGGTTCAGATAACCGGGACTGCTTAAAAGCTGCTGTAGCGTCGTCTGGCTGGCGTACACCTGCGACTGCTGCGAGAGATTATTGAACGCCTCCAGCGTGCCGCGCTGCGCTTCTGCAACGACGTAATCCATCGCCCACAGGTTTTGCTCGCCACCTTCCAGCAGGTAATCATCGAGAATGCCTTGCACCGCTTCCAGCAAATCCGCCAGTTCCTGCGCCGACATGTCGTAGATGAACTTGCCGGCGTTGACTTGGTAGAGCCGCATGTCCGCGCCGTTGTCGTGGCAAAGGAAGTGCCAGTTATGGCTGTTTACCTCGCGCTCTCTACCGGTCAGGCGCTGGTCAAACAGAGCTTTCAGCGCCACCTTTATCGCGTAATACCTATCCTCAATGTCGCGCCCCATTCTGCTGAAGGATTTACGCGACATTGTGGGGTCAACTTTCGACCGTGGTATCACCGGACTTTTCGGCTTCTGATTCTGGGTCGGCCAGTGGGTCAGGCTTTGGCTTATTGCCATCTGGCGGCACCTCGTCATCAAGTTCAGGCAGGGCTTGCAGTTCGCCCGCCGCGCGTATCTCATTTTCTGTGATAGCTGAGCGACCAAAGGCGTTCGTCGACTTCACCGCCACGTCCGCAAGTTTGTCCATGTTGGCAATCTTCTCTGCCTGGCTCGGCGCCAGCAAATCAGACCATCCGACGGTAATTTCCTCACCTGCCGCTGGAGAGATAAAGCCAAACTCCCAGAATCGGGTAACGATGTCCGTTATCAGGTCTGTCAGGAAGCCGGTTCGCCGGCTCATTCGGGTCTTAGCCCAGTCCTTCGCATCCTCAGTACTGGCCCGCTCGCCCGTCTGCATGCCTACCAGGACTTTGACCGGGATCGGCACGGTGGCGCAAAACTCATTCAGGATGGTTCGCCACGTGGGTTCAGGATCTGCCGCTGCAACCGAAAGCACACTGACATCGCCCTCCTGCATCATCACAGCGCTATCAGAGCTGTCGTTAAGGCGTCGCACCTGCCCATCAAGGGCTTCGGATAGCTGAGATTCTGAAACCCCGAGAGCCTTAGCAAGAGCTGAGAAGTTTGTTTTGGCACTGAAGTTGAAGTTGAGCTGACGGCTTGCGTTTTTGAAGAACCCCTCGGCGGCACCACCTGTAACCTTTTCGCCGTCCATAATTTTATGGAAGCCAGGGGCTAGCAGTGATTCGCCAGAGTAGAGGCGGCCATCATCGGATCCTTCAGCAAGGATAATCACGCGGTCAGGATGGACGTTGATAATGCGCCCGGGCTGACCGCCGGCTTGATGTTGTACGGGAATTTCAGTAAACGAGTACATGGTGACGTCACCGTAGTTCTCGCTGCTCTGATCTTCGTTGTAAGTGACAGGCTCAATCTGTGCCTCCCACACCGGGATCAACTTAACTAATGCCTTTTCCTTCTGCCTGGCAGTAACAATCTTATCGACCGGCTTATCCCAGGTCCGGTTGTCCTTTACCTGGATCAGCAGCGCAGAGTAGCGCCCCACGAGGTTGCGCTTGTCAGCGCCTTTAATCTGCTTCCAGCAACGCTTGAGCAGCTTGTTTACGCGCTTATCCCATTCCGTTTGCTGGGTGGCATCCTTCGTCTGGTCACCTTCGTAGACATCCGGGAAGTCCTCCCAGCAGCCATCTACCATCCGGTTAACAGCAGCGTTAGCAATCGCATTGCGGCTGTAGGCCCGGAAAAAGTCGTCGAACGTCAGGTTCAGTGGATAGCCAAACTCCTGGTAAAGGCGCTGGCGCTTCGTATTACTGGTGCCATTGAACAGAGCGTTAACGTAGCGCATACGATCACGATCGAGGCTGGCATTTGCGGCAAATTGTTTATTCATTTCGCTTTCGTTCACGGTTTCCTCCGTCAGCGCGAGCGCACCAACATGCCGGTGATTTTCTGTGGTGAATGCAGTACGCGATAACGTGTTCCATCCCAGTCGTGATCTTCTTGCTGGGTGTCGACGTCATCAGGGTTTTTGTCGTCACGAACGAGCACCGGAATGCGGCTTATCCAGCCACGGCAATAGTCAAAAACGTAGAATGCTGGCTTCTCAGGCATACCTGATTCCAGCTTCACGCCTTCAACCACCGCTTCGAGCATATCCGCAAAAAGAGATGCGCCGTTGATGCGGGAGCCAGGCTTTTTATCAGCTGGCAACCAGGTAACGCCCTGTGCTTCCATCTTCTGAGCGATCGATAACTCGTTATCGCCGGTGTTGAATATCGCCCCGTCAGCTGGACCGGGAATCACTTCGCTACAGATGCCCGGCATGATGTGAAGCTGGCCCTGCGTGACACCGTCGATTTGAATCTCTTCCGGCTCGTCGACTTCTTCGCCCACCAGCCGCTTGTCAATCCACGCCACGCCTTTCGCAACGTTGGTGGATGACATATTCAGGCCTTTGTTCAGCTCGTCAGGCGGGCAGCCGTACCATTCTCCGATCAGGATTATCGTCCCTGCTGGCGGGCAGAACTGCCGACCATCAGGTAACTCAGCGGCGGTGCCATCAGCCTGCGCCCACCACAGATTAGAGAACGGCTTCGACTCACCCCAGTCATGGGAGCGGTCGACGGTCCAGCTATCCGGTATGCGGAACGGCTTAATGACGTGCAACGACTCATTCCACAGGTGGTCAAAGCGTCCGCCACTGGTCACATCCCAGGAGCCCTCTACCCATGCTTTGCGTCGGTTCGGGTCTTTGATTGCCATCAGGGTTGCGATGTACTGCGGATCGAGGTACGGGTTCTCTTTGAATGATCCGTGGATGGCCACGCGGGTAAGCGTGATTTCCTCTTCTCGCTCAGTCTGCGGGTTGAATACCATTTGCATGTCACGCTGCACGGTTCCGCGCGGCGCTGGCTCAATGAAGCGCTTCTTCACCCAGGTGTGCCCGATGCCGAATGGGTTGGTCGTGCTGAACGTCTCCAGCGGGATTGGCCTAAGTAACTTGCCATTATCCAGCGGGTAGTTCTCCGGCCTGAACGATGAGCGTCGGCAGGAGAACATCATTTCGTAGAACTCTGGGGACTGTTGTTTCGTCAGCTCGTTAAAGCCGATAAACGGAAATTCCTGCCCGTGGAAATCCCAGTAGTCGTCAGCCTCTTTGCCGAAGCGGAAGAGCAGCTCCTCGCCAGTAGGCCACACCCATCGCAATTCGCTTGCTGATGACAGATAACGAGCGCCGTCGTTGAACAGACGAAACATACGTTTCGACTGAGTGATGATGTCGGCAAGGTTCTTATATTCGGTGTCGAAGATGACGCCGCGCCAGAACGAGCCATAGCCCACGCCGACATTGCGCCGGAATCTGGCTAACTGCGCAGCGGTCTTTCCCGGGCCGCGAGTGCCTTCGAACAGGATTTCGTTACACGGGCAACTCAGAGCCAGAGACTGCGATCCAGGCAGAGGCTTCCATACAGCTTTGTAATTCATCCACCGAGCACCCCGCCCTGTTGTTTCTGTGCTGCCGCTTCCCAGTCGTCCACGCTGTCACTGGTTGGGACCAGCATGACGTTATGGGTGACCTCTTTCGTTTCAGCCTTGTTCTCGATGCTGTACGCCTCACGTTCGAGGCCGATCAGCGTCTTAAGGCTGTCGCTCAGGTCTTTCATGGATTTAACGCGGGAAGGCAGGCTGATTATTTTGTGGTACAGATCGTTGAGCTTATCCTGACCTTTATCGTCCTCACGGCGCATCAGATCACCGAGCATCTCAAGCGCGGCCACGTCGCCACACTCTCCTGCCAGCTCATCGAATAGCATGTTGGTCAGTTCGCGAGCCCGTCGGATGTCTCCCCGGTGCTCCATGCGTACCGTGGCAATCACCTCGGCGGTCGCCTCAATCAGTACGCGTTCGGTCAAAGTGCTTTCGTTGCGTACCTGTTTGCGTACCTCCTGCTTGCGTACCAGGTCATCAGCCTTTTGCTGAATCTTCGCATTGAGGTCACGCGACCAGTCGTCACGCTTTGCGCGCTTACGGATAGCGCCTTCACTGATACCGTGTTGTGATGCTATTTCTCGGAGGGACATCACTCCGGCCCGGTACGCCGTCTCGATGGCCTCCCAGTCCGGTTTGCTCATTCGTTACTCCGTTTCTGGTTCTGCTGGCTGCTCTACAGGCTCAAACAGGAAGTCATC